TTGCGAGACCAGCGTGTGCGCCAGGATCTGACGGAGCGAAGCCAACACCTCAGCTCGATTGACCTTCCGACTCGACACCAGAGATGCCGCTACGGCGCGTAGTAACTTGGTGGGATCTTGCTCAGAGGCGGTCTTCGTGGAGGACTCCATAGCCCCCAATAGCTGAACCAAACCGGCTACAATGAGACTTCGATCCGAGAATACCTCGGCATCATCAGCAAGCTGAGTCAAGATTTCGGCAGCGGTCTTCGGCGTAATCGACATGGTATCCTCGGTAGATCGGCGGTTGAGATAACGAATTCGAACATCGTCGAGGACGTGTTCCAACTCTTGGAGCTTTTCGGGCTTCATCTCCTGTTTGAGTTCCTCGTAGTCGAGTCTCGATGCTGCCAACGAAGACGCAGAGAGCGCCTTATCGAGCTTCATCAAAGTCTCAGGAATCCCATGAATAAGTTGCCCGGCGACTTCAAAGAAGTGATCTCGATGACTCGACTCCTCCACCATCTTGGTCGCTTGGTCTACATAGCGTTTGAGTTGGACCGCGCGAAGCCGTGCGTCCGTTAGCTCTTCCATCAAATAGACCACAAGGCCGCTACCTATCTTGGCAGCAGCCTCGCGAGTCTGAGGGTTCTTGGGTTTGGACACTGGTCACTACTCTCCCGTAAAGTCCGAGGGATAAAAGAAGAGTAGCGGTCAGTTCCTCACGAAGAGGCAAATACCTCGGGAAACTCCTCCAGCAAGACCTTCTTGAAGTCATCCGACTCGGCCATGAAGATGGCTTGGATGACATCGGCCCGTGCTTCGAAGTTCAGTCGAATCATCGCCAAGCGACGCTTCCAATGATCCGCGAAGTTGTAATCTTCCGGGAAATCTGGGCAGAGCTTCTTCGCAATCATCTTACGAGGGTCTTCTGTGCCATCCTTGACAATACGAGCCTGAACAGGGGCCGACAGAGTCGGAGTTTGCGGAGAAGCAGCCTTGCCAGAAATAGGCTGGTTTGCACGACGGGGCCCATTGGTGTTTGTTACCTTAATGCCGCCAACGTCGATGACATCCACTCGGGCCTTACCTCCGCGATCGAGCGCCGAGACATCGAGGTCCGTACCGCCATTGCTGACGGTTGTGGTGACCTTCATCCCACCCGATTCGGTGACCTTCTTGGAGGCCAGCTTCGCTATCGGAGCACGAACTCCTGGAGTGGACTTGATCAACTTGGCAGATCCAGGAGTACGAGCCATGACAGACTCACGGCGAGCTTCCTTGTCTGCCAAGTACGACTCACGCTCATCTTCAGTCATATTCGCCAGCAAATCAGCCTCGCTGCGACCCTCGCCGGCTTGAATCTTGACACTCTCAGCCTGACGGATTAGACCCCCAAGAGACTGCGCGGTCACTTCGGTCTCCCACTTGGCAGGAGTCGATAAAGTCCGGACAACCGTACCGGACTGTCCATGTGCATCCACAGTCGGAGTCCGTCCAGTGCTGGCGAACCGGCTCGTCTTATTAGACTCACGAACCCCAGCAGCGCGCTCACTAGAATTGCCGACGATCTGCTCGTTGGCCGAAACCGTGGTGACGAAGCTCTTAGGCTGCTGCCCACCTTGCATCGGATTGGCGGTGCTCACCGCCGGATGGATCTGAATACCAGCCGAAACCGGCGGAGGAGCTACAGTGTCCCCACCGTAATACGCATCAGCCTCGATCAACCAACCTGATACAACTGCACCTCGCAGATTGGGGAGGGTATAGCGATCACCCTCTTCAAAGTCATTCAGAATTGCCGTCGATCCATCGAAATAGACCGACATGCCTTCTTGCAAGGTGACCCCCGTGGTGCCAAGGGCGAAGGATTTGCGGCTGATGAAGTGAACGTAGTTACCTGGTCTGAATTGCATGTGATCTCCTCTTGTTTCATAGAGGGCCTATAACAAGGAGACTATTGACTGGACAAAACGAGAAAGCCGGCCCAATTGCTCGGACCGGCTCAAAGGAAAGGATAAGAAGGAAGAGGAGCTGCTGGCTCAACTCCAGTGGAAGACAAGAGAATTATCGAACTTTTTGACTCTTGAATGAGACCTCAAAATCAAAAACGTCTGGATACCACTACACCACAAAATGCGAAAGGCCGCACCCCGAAGGATACGGCCTTTCAACTACCTCGCTACGCTATCAGGCGCGGGTCACAACCAAACGGGTGAGACCTCGGGGGTTGAATGCCCCAATGCCGACATTTTGGAAACAGGAGAAGCCGATTGTACGAGCCTTCGGATCGTCAGCCGACAGAACCGTGAGTTCCGTACGGACTGGGAAACGACCGAAGTTCTCCGGCTCTGCGCAGACGTACACGAACCCGACGGGAACGAGACGGCTGATGATGATCTGGGCGCCCCAGAGGGTTGCCTGGAGACCAGTCTTGAGAAGGGTTGCCTGCGACTCGATGTCGAGGATGTCGCGGCCGAACTTGCGGATGTCCGCGTAGTCGACTGCGTTCATGTAGATGCGGGCGACACGAAGGTCGTGACGCTCGATCTCAGCAAAGGAGTCCGCGAGGACGCTCGGCGAGATGGGGGCAACGACTGCAACGTCCGGGTTGGTCTGACCACCCAGGGTGTCGAAGCCCGAGACAGCGATGCTGTCGAGAACTGCGAACACGCGCTCGTCTTCTGCGGCCTGAATCTGGGCCTTGGCAAGATCCTGCGAACGCTCGATGAGATCGAAACGACGCTCCTTGATCTGCGTGAGCGGGATTTCCGGGTTCGAGGCAATCTCGAACAGCGGGAAGATCACGCGGCGCGACTTCTGGATCGCGAGGATGTTCTCACCCTCTTCGCCGACCACGAACGCCGTGACATCCGGATCCTTGTCGTAAATCGGCAATGCTCCGTCAGGGAGTTGCTCGACCAGGAAGGTCTTGCGACCAACTGCCGTGTAGTCACGGCGCATGCGCAGCGGTTGAATCATCGATGCTGCGAGCTTCGCGCGGCCTGCGGCCGTCTTGATGTACTCGCTGATGATCTGCTGCTTAACTTCGTTAGAGACGCTCATGGTATTTTACCTACTTCCCTTCTCAGACTCGGAGGTCCACCACGAGCATTGACGTCGACGCATCTGGAGCAACCTTGACTACGCCCATGACGGTCGGAGCGGGGTTACCAGAAACGTTGTACTCATAGGCATCGAGCGAGCTGTTGGTGAGGAGTCCGTTTACGGATGCGTAAACGAAGTCACCAGCGGCCCACGTCAGCGCGGCCGAGGAACCAATCTGACGCTGCGTCTCGTAGACAGTCACACCAACGCACGAGCCCGAGCCCGAAACATAAGGTGCACGTCCTGAGGCAACACCAGGAGTGTTCTCATAAGCATTGCCTAGCGAATCGTTGAGGAAGATGCCAAGGGGCTTGCAACCTGCGGTATAAGCCGCAGTGTTGGGGCCGCCGTGCAGACCATTACCGACGTCCGGACGCGTAAACGCGACCGATCCGCCAAGAACGCCACCCTTGGTGACGTTTGCGAGCGTAGTGCTCTTGTTTGGTGCCGTGGCGACCTTGGCTGGATTCGACTGCGTGAGTCCGTCAGTCGTAAGCGCACCCATTGAGTTGCGCGTAACGACATGAAACAGGTTTACTCGGCTAGACGTTTCCTTGAAGTCACCCGACGATTGACCGCGAAGACTCATGCTTGCTACTCCTAAGTAGGCGGAAAAAACGGTTCGGGGTTTTACATCTCATATTGACTACTGCGTCTTGATAGAAGCAGTATTGGGGATACGGGGTCTAACTCAATAGACCCTGTATCCAATCGATGTTCAGCGCTTCATTCCGAAAGCTTCCGAAACATCAGGTGCGGAGTTCCAGAGACCCGAGAGGCGATCAACATCGTTCGACTTGGTCAAAGCGACGCCGCCGATGCGGCTGACACCGGCCGGCTTAGTACCAACGGTGCGAGTCGAAGCAGTGCGAACAAACGCCTGCTTGTCTTGCCACTGCTGTTGGACTTGCTGGGCCGCATCAGACTCGTCATTCGCGAACAGGTCACGAAGGACTTCGTCTTCCGGTCCAAGCACATCCTCTTCCATGCTCATCTCGGG